AGTTTACCATTACGGTAATGTTCTACAATTACACCAGTTGATAAAGGTACTACCTTGTATGGTTTGATGCTTCTTTTTATTAGGAATTTATTTATTATTTGTTTCATATTTATTCTTCTATTTCGTTAAACATTGCATGTTCTAAACAATCGCCACATATTTCATCACTTAAATAAGATGCTTCTGCACCACAACAATTACTATACATATTTTATTTTTTAAATGATTGCATCCACAATATTAAATAATTTGCTGCGGTTTGTTTGTCCATATTAAATTCATTTACAATGTAAGGTGTAGCACCAAACATATTTGTTTTTCCACTATCCCTTAATTCATTAAGGTATAAAAATACATTTTTCATTTCTTGTGTAATTTCATCTGCAATTTCTTTTGTCGTCATATCTGTTTTGTTTTAATTAATATAATACAATATACAATTTTATTAACATATAAACAACTTATTATTAATCTATATTTTAATGTAATGCATATTTACCAAAGTTTGGTCGGCTTAAAATTGAGTAGGTTGCATAACGGCAAGGGTCAATAATATGGTTATTTTTATCTTCGGGAGTGTTTATGAGCATACCAGCTTTATCTTCTTTCCATTTATAATTCCTAAATTCACTTATTGCATTTGTTGAGGTGGATAATATATGTATTTTATACCTTTTTAATAAATCAATACCAGCATTTATACTATCCTTACCTTTTATACTTGAAAATATATTATTTCCCATTGAACGAAGTTCTGATATTAATCTAGGTTCAGCACTATCAGCATATATTGGTTTACTTGTAAGGTTAAGTTCTTTAAGGAATTTATTAATATCATTTGTAGTCATTTGAGTTCTGTACAAATGTTCTTGTATGTAAAGGTTATGTCCTTCACTATAAACAGAGACAAAAGTTGTGGGGTCATTTGTGTAACCAAAATCCATTCCGTATGCAATTAATTCTGCTCCTTGTGGTATTTGATTTACCTCAACATACTTAAATATAGTACTTCTACTGGCTGCACGTTCACCTAACCCATATATTTGCCAATATTGTTCGTCTGTATCTCTTAACCTCTCTATTTCATTCCTAATAGATGTTTCAATAAAAGGGTTGTCTAGGTAAGTTGTTTTATAAAAAACACAATCATCTCTTGGTATTAATTTGTCATATATCCAATGATACTCATCTGATGGGTTAAAATCAAGTATTATCCTATCTTGTGTTCTAAATAGTAATTGCTGCATGTCTTCATAATACAACTCATTTCCTTCATTGACAAAAAGCAAATCCCTTTTCCTACCTCTAATCTTTTGTGGCTGGTCTAAAGATATAAATTCAACTAGGTTACCAAATAGGTGATATTCTGAATTAGACTTATTATGATATTGCTCACTATAACAATTATAATTTTGGAGTATTGCCATAAAATCACGCATCACAGTTGCACGTAAACTAGGAAATGATTTACGACAAATTGTTATAACCTTATTATTGTTGTTTGCACAATAGTTAAATATTATCCATAAAAGTATATTGTATGTTTTACCCGACCTTGTACCGCCTTGCTCAACAACAATCTTTTTATCCGTATTAGCGAGATGCTTATATACTATGTTGGTCTGTATCTTCGGTTTTATCAATTATTTCTATTTGAAAATTAGTTGGCATACCATCTGCGCCAGTTATTTCTTGACGTTCAATGTAACCTCTTTTTTTACCCTTTGTTGCTAAATAAAATTTAATTAATTGAGTGTTTCCTTTTTCAATTTGTTTAAACATTTTGCTTTCTACATAATCAAGAGCCACATTATTAATATCATCTATTTCTTGTTTAAATAAATCATCGTTTTTATAATATTCATAAAACGTAGACCTATGTATGCCAACATTTTTACAAGCGGTTGTTACCACACCCATTGATTTTTCTAATGCAGCAATTAAATTATCCTTTATATGTCGTTTTTTGTTGTTTTTATTCATTGTAAATCTTTTGAAATTTATCTGTATTTATGTTATAATCGTACCCTAGTTCATTTAATACAACTTTTATTTTTTTCATTGGAAAACTTTGTGAAGCATATCCTAAAGAGAATATAAAATTTTTAAAAACGTGTAAACTTACCTCATCATGTTTTGATAGGTATTTTTTAATTTCCTTTTTGCTGTGTTCCTTTTTTATACTATTAAAAACATCATTTTTTTCTATTACACCTAATTTTTGAAAATATTTATTAATGTTTGCACTATGGTTTTTTAATGTTAATTGGTTTTTAGTTTTGTAATCATATTGCCTTTTATTTTCTTTTATTATTTCTCTCATCATATTTAATTGCTCATCTTCATTATCAAATAAATAAGGATAGCCTTTACCAACTAGTTCGGGAAATGTACATCTATTAGGTAAAATAGTGATTTGTTCGTTCATTATACTTTCCGCTATGCTAATGCAATATGTTTCGTGTCTACTGTTAATGGTGTTTGCATGACATTTGGATAATTCCTTTATATAATCACTGTGTTTTGTAAATGATTTAACAATGCAATATGGTTTTTTATTGATTGTATTTATATTGTCTTTGTCTCCAGCTGTCAAAATAACTTGAAATTCTAATCCTTCATCCCATAATTGGTCAAATATATTAAAAGTGGTTTGCCAATTTTTATACCCATCTAGCCTATGATTATAAATAAAAGTAAATTTATCGTATTTGTTTTTACTTTTAATTTTATCAGTGTAACCACCAAGAGTAATAATGCTTTTTTCTTTTAGTAATTTTATTTTGTCTTCATTTAAAACATCATTTGCTTCCTCCATTAGCATATCATAACAATATTGAGTATGGAAAAAATTAAGGTCTGTTCCTAAACTCCCAACTATTTGGTCATATAAAATATGAGTACAAGGTAAATAATTTGTAACTTTCTCTAAACTTCTGTGTATTACATAGTGGTGATAATTAAATACCTTTGGTCTAAAAGCATCAACAATAGTATCGGGGAAATACTTTAAATGATGTCCTTGTTCCACAACATTGTTCCAAATAATATCAAAAGCATATTTTTTAAATATCTCTCTAAAAATATTAGAATTAAAATGTATTACCTGATGTTTTTTACTTCTTGGCATTGGCACTTTTAAAATTTTAACCAAAGAGTTTAAATCATCTTTTACATATTTTCTATTACTATCAATTAATAAAAAGAAATTATATTTTTTTGTTTTTAATAATTCATTGCATAATTGTTTTATAATAATATAATTGCTGTCAGCATTAAGGTTGTTTACCGAAAGCATTGGGTATATTAAAACATTTAGTTTTGTATTTTGCATGTTATGTTTGGATATTTTTTAATAAAATTTTGAAAGTCTATTTCCATTTTTTCATATTCATAATTAGGCATAGTCAAACTTATAACCACTTCGTTTTTTTCTGTTGCATTATCATCTTCTAAAATTTCTCCTTCATCATAATTTTCTTCTAATTCTAAAACATCTAAACCCCAGTCACCTAATAATTGATTGTCCCAACCATTTGCCAACATATCCCAATCCCATTGTCCAAACCCAACATTGTCTTTTATAATAAATTCCTTCTGTTGTTCCTCTGTTAAATCATCTGCTTTTAAAATATAAACCTCTTTTAAACCAGCCTCAACAGATGCTTTTAATCTCATATTACCACCAAGAACAACCATGTTTTTATTTACAACAATTGGTCTTAATTTTAACATTTGAGGAAATTTTTTAATTGAATTTACCAATTTATTAAATTTATAATCTTTTATAAATCTTGGATTATTTTCATTTGGTATTACTTCACTAATTTTTACCAGTTCCATATATATAACGTTTTTAGTCTTTATTTTTATTTAGTTTTAATTCTAACAATTTTTCTCTTATTGCTTTTCTTTCTTTACCCTTTGGTAATTTGTCAAATAGTTGTTGTAGCTTTTGTATTAATTTTTTTCTGTTCATAGTTTACCTATTTCGTTTAGTACTTGCTGATAGTATTCTATTGATTGGTTGTTAGATGGTTTTATTAATTCATTTTCAAGTATAAGTCTTGTATGTACTTTAGCACATTGTTTTGCTTCTGTGCTTGTTGTTGTTTCTACATAAAATGCTTTTACTAATTGGTATGCTTTCTCTTTTGGTGTTTGCATAAATAGCCATTCTTTTTTTATCATATTATCATA